CTATGGCTGCGCTGATCAAACTGGCTATAAGCGTAAGGTTCACGGGCATCCTTTGCTCAGAGAGTGACCGCCATAAATGCGGCGCTCGAAATGATCTTTTGAAAACTTGCCTGGCGCGCTTTTGATTTGATCTGGCAGCCACTGCATGTTGTAAACAGCGTCAGCCCCGGAACACGCCAGCGGTATAACGTGGTCAACTGCCCATCCCGGGCACGATCCAATATGGGCGCCTGTTGACGGGCAGGCCCATCGCTTCTTGAAGGCCCTAATAACCGCTGAACTGCGCAGGGTATGGCCTGATGCGTCACGCGCCACAACGCCAGTGTAGCGGTAGTCCACCTTCGGGTCTAACGTCTGCCCGAAGGCGGGTGAGATCAGTAGGGCAAGGACAAGATACTTCATTTTTCGCTCAACGCAGTCGTGGTGATCTCCCGCGCAAACAGCATCACCACCGGCCAAAACGCCACCAGATACGGGCGCATATCCGCGCCGACAAACTGAGTGATAAGCCCGCCGTTGATCTCCAGCACAGACAACACCGCGCCGATCATGGCCAGCCAGTACGTTTTACTCTTGAGTCGTTGAATAATCTTGTCCATTCGATTCTCCTAAAGTTTTTTGTCTGGCAGGGAAGCGCCACAACGCCGGTCTTCGTGGTCGAAATCTTTACGCGCAATGCGTCTCTCTAGTAGCAACGCATCAAGATGTTTAATCGCTACTTCTGTGTGCAGGCTAGCAAGTTCAGCACGGCACGCGGCTAGCTGCTCTTGCAATGTGTGCTCTGCACAGCGCTTGGCGGCTTTGGGTGTGATCATGCATACCCCTCATCGCGCACAAACAGCGCACGCTCGAAAGCACGGCGCTTTACTAGCCCCGGCAGTGGTCTCCCACTCCCATAGACCCAGCGCCCAAACTGATTAGCTGCGCCCACATAGTTGCCAGCGTTGAGCATCCTCAGGAGCGTACTTGTCAGAAGGTTCTTGGCCCCTGCGTTGTACGCAAAGTCCACCAAGGCATCAAACTGTGACTGGCTTAGCGGCACGGTCACATAGCGATTGACAGCGTGTTCATACTCAATCAGCGTGACCTGAAGGATAGCGTCTGCCTGATCCTTCGTGATTGGCTTGTCCTGCATTGTCACAGGTGTACCGTCAGTGTAGCGCGTTGAGCCATAGCCAATAGTCGGTACACCTGCGGGGCAGCGGTAAGGTTTGGCCTCGAACCCCTCTGAACGGCGAATCAATTCAAGGCAGTCGTCAGATGCTTTCATTCGGTATTCCCTTCGTTGCGTTTTTGGAGCGCATTACCCGCGATATACGCCAGTTACCTTGGGCTATTTCCCAATGTCTTGCACGAACACCAGCTTGTCTTTGCCCGCGGTGTTGATCAGGCCACGATCGTCGAGGTACTGCACGTCAAACCAGAAAGTGCCTACGTGGTCGGCCTGCGCCACAGAGGGCAGAAACTCAACCGTGCCCGCCGTGGGCGACAGCACTGTGCCTGTGAGCGCGAAGATGTTGTCTGTCGCACTGACCGGCTCTTTGCTGGGGTCGGCGGTCAGCACAAAACCCGTGCAGCCTGTCAGATCTAGCGGGCCGGTGCTGCTGGATAGGGTAACAACGATCGGCTTGGTGTCGCCTCTGTAACGTGTGATGCTCATGGTGTGCCTCTTAAAGTAATCTGGTCGGTGGTGGTTAGCGTGATGCTCTCGGTAGCAGCAACGGTCATAGTCGGAAGGTCTGGAAAGACAACGACAACGGGTGAGTCGTTGATGGTCATGGCCGCGCCTGGGTCAGTGCGCAGGGTAATTGCGTTCACCACGATTGATCCCCCGCCGCCCAGCTTAGGGGCTGCCAGCCGCTGCCAAGCATTGCCGATAGCCAGGCTGGAGGCCGCAACAAGATTAGTCCATGCGCTCATTGAGAGTAAGCCCAGACAGCCGCCGCAATATCCGCAGCAGTAGGGCCAACGCTACCGCTGGTGCTGATACCCTGCGCCTGCACGGGAACGGTGTAATTGACGTTGACCTGATACACCCCAAGGGTTGAGACCACCGGGATGCCGCCTCCTGTCACAAACAAATTGCCGGTAATAGTCAGGTTGTGGTTGGCCTCCATCGGGCGCACGCGCCAGCCATTTTCTAGAAAGATGTAGTTGGGAATCAGCAGCCCACCGCCCAACGTGTCACCGCCCACATGGCTCATGGCGGGCAGGTACTTGGCGTTGTCACCCAGCACCAGCCAATCCTCCCAGCGTGACCAGATGGCCTCAGCGGTCACACTGGCGCTATCCAGGATGATCCGCTTGGAGGTGGCGTCAAAAGTAATTGCCACAAGTCACCCTAAGCATAAGCTCGGTCTTGCTCAGCCACCAGTGACAAGCTGATGCCCTTGGAGCGCGTCAGCGTACCCGTGGCAACGGCGAACTTGCCGCCGCCCGGGCGAATACCAATCAGCACTACCGCCTTGTCTGTCCCTGCTGTGCCGCCCAGCGTGTCACCATCATAGTCGAAGGTGAAAGAAATAGATGCACTGCCTACTGTACCTGTAATTGGGGCCGCTAGAGAATCCACTACGGTGATTGCACCCGCCTCGCCGTAGTCATTGCCAAGACCCGTCGGGGCCGCAAACATCATGCGATAGCTTGACCCTGCACCCACCAGCGCGGCGTTGAAGTACATCGTGCCTGCTGCCACATAAGGGTTAGTACGCTTGACATTGAGGTCGTCATAGAACTCCACCCGGTTGCTGTCATTGGCGTTCACGTTGTCGATAAACACCGACTGGTTGGTGACCAAGGTGTCACCCAGAAACGAGCACAGCGCGGCCTGAATCTTGCCGGTCTTGACGCCTGCCGTTCCACCTGTGTTGATGTCCGTCGGCTGGCGCAGCAAGTACTGAACCTTGGTGTAAATCTGCTCCAGCGTGGCGCTATTGCCGTTGATGATGATCTTGAAGTTCCGAGCTACACCGCTGATGGTGCGTGACTGGTCGAGTGTGTAATAAGCTACGGTAATGCCGTCATACGGAGCCACCGCCATATCAGTGGAGTCGTTGTTGGCAATGATTTTCAGGTCATCCTCGTTCGACAGCAGCATGTTCACCAGGAACGCGCCCGTTGCCGTCTTACCGGTATCAGCCAGCACCGAGTCCTTGTACTTTTTGCCGTACTCGCGTACATAGGCTTTGAAGTAGCTGCGGCTGTCAAATGCGCCGTTGGTAGCGTCGCCAAAGACCTGAATGCCCTCGTTGCATTGGTCAGCAAAAGTGAAGTTGCTGGCTGCGCCGTTCAACACTTTCTGGTAATACTCTTGAGCACCAGCAGATACAGCACCCAAGCCCACGATGCCCGCGTATTCCCGGTTGAGCACCCCGGCGGCGGAGTATTCACGCCAGCCGCCATCACGCAGCATTTGCCGTGTGGCGTCGGTGGCAGGCTTCCAGCCGTTGTAGTTGCCACCAGCGTCAACACCAAAGTAGTATTGACCCGACAGTGCATCCAGTGCGTTCATGGGGAACGGGCTGTCCTGATAGGTGGCGGTAGCCCACAAGTCCGAGAACTTGGAGTACAGCGCCTGAATCGTCACGCCATCTTTGGCGATCAAATTACCTGCTACGTTCAGCGTGAAGGTGCGTCCGGGTTCGTCAATGGTCAGTTCGACGCCAACATTGAGTGAGGCACGAGAAGTGATTTTTGCCATGATAGTCCTTATATGTAATTGCGGTCAAAACGTTGACTGACTGGAATTGAGGCGTTCTGTGCCCCCAGGGAATAGTTGTAGATTGAATAAACCTCAAAACCGGGTTTGATGACCAGAACATCAACAGGCTGTGCCGTGGTGTAGGTGTAGCTCCAAGAAGTACCAGCAGCGGCATCTACACTGGCCAAGATCGTCCCGGTTCCTGCGGCCAGCACGACCACATCAGAGCCTGTTTGGAGACCATTGAAAGTGACGGTGGCCCCACTTACCTGGCTCACTGTGATAAGCGGCCCGGTATTGACGAAGCTCACACCCGGTGCCAGTTCCACGGTAACGGCCCCACCAGAGGTATTCACCAGCGTTGCTGTGCCTGTAATGTCAGCGCCAGTCATTGAGTAGGTGCCTACTGCTGTAAATTTCAGCGTAGACGTGCCGATCACAGGGCTGTAGGTGCCCGCTGCATCAAAGCGGATCGTGCCGCCACCGATGCGCTTGGTGCCGTAGGTCAGATACGCAGCGGGTACCAGCGTCCATGTCGCGGGCAGGTTGACGTTGATGCCGTCAGCAGTCGTCAGGCATTCGTCGTAAACCACATTGGTCGTTGTTGCGGCCCATGACTGGCTGTAGTCGTAAAGCTCCTGCAAAGTGCGAGCACCTGAGAGTGTGATCGTCTTTGCTGTGCCATCAATTGACACACCTGAATAAAGCGTTGCCACCGCTTCTGAAGCTACTGTAAAGATGTTAGTGATGAGCGTGACCTGCTCTTTGCTGCGCTCTGTCCAGTTGGCTGCTTTTTGCAGGAACTGATAACCGTATTTGCGAACCTTGAACGTAAAAGGCGCGTAGAGGTATTCTGTTGATAGCGTGGTGTCCTGTGTGCCCACGGTGTATTTCGCGTATAGGATCGGCAGGCCCAGCCCTGAGCCAACAACACCGGTATAGGTTCCTCCCGTTGCGGTAATGGCTCCAGCCCTGACTGGGTACATAGCCGATTTGCCCGTCAGAATTGCACCATCACCAAGCCTGTCAAACACCCCGGCAACTGCATCCACGGTTGCCAGCGCGGTGTTTTTAATGTCAAGGGTTACGGTGTAGCCACGATATGATATGCCCGTGGTGGCATAGCCTCCCACCGTGCTCCAATTGAAAAAATGGTCTTTCCATGAGGCCACCATGATCGTGGTGTCCCACAGGTAAGCAACGGCACGCTTGGCCAAATCGTAGGCATAGTTGTTGATCGTCCCGAGCACGGTCGTATCAACCACATCGCCTCCACCAATGCCGTAGGCTTGGTTGTTGTAGACTTCCCAATCCGTTGCAAAGCGAAACTCCATCACGTTGCCAAAGAAGTTGGCAGGCTGGCCGTACATCAAAAACCCGCCGCTGTGCGTGGTTGTGTTCACCACGGTGTCCGTTGCACCCATGCAGAAATAAGCGCCGTTGACAAAGCAGTCGATCAACTCGACACCCTGACTTGTCAAAGAGGATGCTATATTTTTGCGGTTGATGAAAATGATGTGGTTGCTAGCGTTGCCTGTGACACCAATGTCTGTGGCGTACAGCCTGACATGACCGAGCCACTCGTATTCATTACTCGGCGAAACACCATGAGTTTCGGTGTAATGAATGGAGCCACCGTTGCGGCCTCGCCATTTCCCTGAGAAAGTATACAAAATATGACCGGACTGGAAATAACTGCCAACGTCTGTTTTGAGTGAACGCAAGTCGGCATTGAAAATAATGCTGGTGCGCTGCATCGACAAAAACCCGCCAGATAAAAGTCGAATCGACTTGCTGGCAATGTAAGTGGATAGCCCGGGTTGCGCCAGGTCGACATACGCTGAAAACCCAGCTGCCACAATGTCTGACAGCAGACAGCTGACCACAAACACCGATGTTACATCAGGTATTGTTTCCCAATCATCCACCGTCATTTGTGTGGCGGTGTTAGATGTAATCAAGCGACTTTGCCCAATACCAGTGCCAGCCGTAATCCATACCACGCGCAGCGCCAGCGCGTTGACTGTGAACGTTTTGCTTGAACAAGTCAGTGTTGTGCTGGTTGCGGATGTCGCTGTGCCACCTTCATACCCTGTGCTGATCTGAATTTCGCTGCCGGTGTAGGCGATGCCAAGGGCAAAGGCTTGCGCGGGGTCAGGAAACGCTGCGGTATCAAGCGTGTAGCTTGTTGTGCTTAATGCCTCTCCCTTGCTGATGCGCAGTTCATCTATATAGCCCGGTAAATAAAGAGGGTAACTCTCGCTATAGCCAAGTTTTCCGATTCTGAGTGGGGTTAATACGCTCTGTATGGTTCTTGTGAACGATGTCCCGCCTGCGTTTAGCAGCGTTCCGTCGACAAAAAGATAGATTCTGTTCGCGCTGCGAACGCACCTGATTCTGTAGTGGGTATTCAGCGCAAAGCTGTAGTTTCCGGTAACTTCTGTACCAGAGCCAGTGTCGTACCCTCCAAACTTCAGTGTAGTCATCGACGAGGCTGTACCGACAACTGTCAGGTAAAAACACCGCCCGGTTGTAGCGCTGTCCATACACACCAGCGCACTTTCGTATGCCCCGGAGCTATTCATGGGCCAGCCGGTGAAAAATACATCACATTCAATAGTAAACGCGCCGGAACCAAAATTAAAGTCAGAATGCGGCGCGTACTCCAGATAGTCACCCGTGCCGTCAAATTTTATTGACGCGCCGCCAAACAAACTTTGCGCAGTGCTGATCTGAACATTGCCATACACCGTGCAGGTTTTTGGTATTGCGCTGTTGTCAACAATCGTGGTACTGCCATTAGTACCGTCGCCGTGCAGTAAAAGCGAGACCGCCATGCGCTTACTCCACCGTCACCGCACCGACAATATTGTTGAGCGTGCAGATATGCCCGATGCCGGTCTGGAAGCCTGCAATGGCTTGCAACAACGTATCAGACTGCGCGGCAAGCTTGTCGGCGGCATAGGCAGTCATCACCTGTTCGACGCCGCCATAGATCGGTGCCAGATTGGTCACCATCCAAGTGTCGAAATCGTTGGAGTGAATCTCGAAGTCTTTGCCCCACACAACCAAGCCGTCGGGATCGAGGCCGTACTCAGCCACTTTCATGTCCACGGTCTTGGCACCATCGGGCTCGCTTTGTGTGAGCACGAAATGCTTGAGGAATAGCTGATCCAGCACGACTGCCGGGATGGTGCTGGGGGTGGTGATGCGTAAGCTCATTGTATGCCTCTATTGGTGTTGTCCATCTGGCTGCTGGTTGTCGGTTTCGGATCGCTGATGCACCGTAGCGCCTGGTGCTCGGCAATGCGCTGGTCGACGTGAATTTGAACCTCGTAGATGGTGTGATTTGCATCTGTCATAGCTTGACCTCCGCAATTTTTGTAGTCACGATTCTGCCGTCGCAGTCGTGCTCCACATACATCACAATTTGATCTGCCTTGGTGGTAGGCCAGACAAGCCAGTTACCCTGGTCAAAGGGGCCAACAGGGGAGCTTGTACTGTTCTGCGGCACACCGTCAACTCGGGTTTCTGTAGCATCACGCAAGATTCCGCTAGCCTTTGAAAAACTATCAAGCTGGACGAATCTACAAGCACGATTCTTCTTGCCTGCCAGGTGGATAACAACACCACCGTCACCTTCTCGCCGGACAAGCGTTCCCGTCATTGTGACCACGGGAAAAAAGCTGTCATAAATCCCGTAGACAAAGTGACTCCCGGTCGTCGATGCTGGCGAAATAAAGATGCCGAAAATCACCGCAAAAAGCAGCGTGAATTTCATGCTCCAGACTTCACGCACGAGGAATTTCATTTGATGGCCCCCGATCTAATAAGCCAGCCAATGCCTGCGAGTGTGAGGACGCCCACAAGCCAGGTCATGATGCGCTTACCGATCCACATCGACGCTTCGTTGCGGGTATGCCGAGATAACTCAGTAAAGCCGGTTTCCCAGAATTCCCGAATCAGCTCCTTGTCCTGCAGTATAGCCCTGACAGCCCCTGCAACCTCGTCCTCCAACTCGGGCGGGGCTCTGCGGTTGATGATTTCTGAGTCTGGCATTCTCGTTCCTAGAGGGTTAAATTTTCACGTTATTGATTACGGCGGTGATATGCGGAAAGCGATGTCATAAAGGCTCATCATAAATTTTGGTCTGCCACTCATAGGAGTTTTGGCAGTGGTTTTTTGACCCAAGTAAGTAAGCACACGCATCAACTATCGGGCGGAAAATACGGCCGATTAGCTTATGGTCAAGCTCCAGACTCCACAATGCGCTGCTGATCATCTCGTAAGACTTGCAATTGCCGAGCGTGACTGTGGCGAGAAGCATGTGGTCCCATGCCAGCAGCAAAATGAAAATGCGCTGTCTCATATGAACCCCTTCGCCAGCGGCTTGGGGGCAGCCATCAGATGCCCCCGTAAATAACTGTGCCCACCGGGTGCATGGCCCGGCTCTGCTCGTCCTTGGCACGGGCGCAGTAGGCGTCGTGCTGCGCACGGTACTTGGCCTCGGCCTTGGGGTCGTAGGTCTCGGTATCCTGGATGCCGTAGGCCAGGTGCTTGACCCAGTACGTCAGGTAGCGGTGGTGTTGGGGGGCGATCTCGAAGTCGTCACCTGCGGCCACGTCGACGGGCAGGCGGAAGGTGCGTAACTCGACGGTGCTTGCCACGTTTGGCTTGGGCCAGGCGCGCAGGGTGTCGGCCTCCAGCCCGGAGATCAGCGCTGACAGCGGCCCTTGGTGCCCGTCGAACTTCATGCGCTGCTCGATCATTTTTTCGACCGGCACGATCGGCACCGGCACGCCGGTGACAGAGTCAGTGGCGGCGCGAATTTTAAGGATGCGCGGGTCCAGGGCGTACCACTCGGTGCCGTCGGCCTTGACGAGCACCTTGAAGCTGCGCGCGTCGGCGATGCCATAAGTGTCACGACAGAACTGCTTCTGGGCTGCGTCGATGGCACCGTAGGCCCAGGCGTCAGACCAGAGGTACGGGGCCTCGAGGTCAAAGACCTCGGTGCGGAACAGGGCCAGCAGCTCTGTGGTAGTCATGGCTTAGGCCGCGCGGTCTTGCGTGAACTTGAGCCAGGCAGCGTCGCGCTCCTTGTTGTTCAAGCCCGACCAGCCCAGCTCCTTGGCCAGCACGGCGTTGTGGGGTATCCCCACGGCGCTGAAGTCGTTGCGGCTGTTGCGCAGCACAATCTTCTCAAAGGCGGCGAACAGTGCTTGCTCACGATCTTTTGGCACGGTCGGTTCTTTGGGCGAGCCGTCATCGACAGGCTCAGGGATTTCCTCGGTAGGCACGACGCCTTGAGCGATCAGCTCGGCGTGCATCTGCGGGGGGCAGTAAGAGGGTTTGCCTTTGACGAAACTGACTGAGCGCCCCGAAGTGGAGACAACAGTCATGTTGCGCGGTGCAATGTATTCCATGGTGCTTATCCTGTTAAGGTGATGGGAAGACGGGGCGCTAAGGCCCCGTCCGTGGGTTCAGCGCTTAGCTGATCTGAACTTCGCTGGTGCGGCCCGCAACCGTGTACATGACACGGACTGTGACCTTGCCTGCGGTGGCGGCCGCAACCGTCGGGGCCACCGTCAGCTGAAGGTTCTCACCATTGCCGATGTAGCCGGTAGGCACCAGGGCGGTACGCCCGGCCAGCTTCCTGTCGGTGGCGCCCAGGTAGCGCGTGGCGCTGCCGGAGTCGCCGACACTGATGTTGTAAGCGGTCGAGCCGACCACAGCGGTGTCGGTCACAACCTCGCCGGAGAGCACGGTGGCACCCGTGGGCAACGGGATGGCCATCACGACTGCGGGGGTAGCCACAGTCTTGAAGTCCACCGTCACACCAGAGGTGTTAACCATGGTGTCGTCGAAGTTGAAGGTGAATTCAGCAGCCAGGGGCCACTGAGCAGAGCGGGAAGCGATTTTCTTGGTCATGGTTGGTTCTCCTTATTGAGCGACGTAGCAGCTGATGACACCGAAGTCTTCAACCGCATTGCCCTCATAGATGTTGCCGAACTTGGGCTTCAAGAAGCCAAGAATCTTGCCGACAGCAATCGCCTGGGAGTTCTTGTAGTCGAAGTTTTCTTCGTTCCACTCCGGTGCGCCCAGGTCGGCCATGCCGAGTGCTTGCGCGCCGCAGAACAGAATCTGACAGCCGTCGACATTGCCGCCTGCACCGTATTTGCCTGTGGCAACACCAGAGGTGTTGGGCACATGGCGGAATTCGTGCAGGTAGATGCCGTCAATCTTGACCGAGTCGCCGGTAAACAGCTTGTCGTTGGTACCGGAGTTCTGGCTGTAACGCAAGTTGGCGTTGTAATCCGGGTCTTGTTTCAGTTTGGCCATGGCCTGCGGGGTCAGGAACGCGTGGAATGTTTCCTGGCCGCCTTCACCGCCGACACCACGGATGTAGCGGTCTTTGGCGTAGGCCTTGAGCTGAACAAACATCTTCCAACCCGGGAAGTCGGTGGCGGTCACAGCAGCTGAGGTGTTGGCACCCGTCTGGCTGGACTTGAGCACCCCAGCGGTAGCGTCCCAGCGCGTCATGCGGCGGGTCGACGGTGCGGTGATGTCAGCAGCGAATTCCAGGTACTGAAGGTCCGAGCCGATGCGGGTAGCACCGTTGGGCTTGTACTGGTAGCCGATGCCAGCGAGCGTCTGGAACGCCATCTGGTCGATACGGTCTGCCAGCCAGTAGCTCAGCACGTTCTTGGAGTTGTCGCGGAAGCTGACGATCGACTTTTGGTCGGCCATCTTACCTTCGTGGCGGTTGGCGTGGCGCAGCTGATCGATGCGGATGACCTGCTCGAAGGTCTGCATGCCTTCCTCGTTACCGAGCAGGGTGCGGTCGCCTGCAACGCCGTCGCCTTGCAAGTCAGCGAGCAGCGTGATGACCGCGCGCGCGCCTTTTTGGCTGGACTTGAGGTCCGTGACGTGCTGGATCATCGAGTTAGTGCCCGAACCCAGGAACTTGTTGATAAAGCTCTGGTTGCGGGCATTTTTCCAAAGGTCCATCGACCAGATGGTTTTTTGCTCGTTCGTGAGCAAGCCGAAGTTGGTAAGTGCCATGGGGCACTCCTTTCATTGGTTAACATAAACAAATTGGCTTTTCAGCCCCTTGTCACGATGTCGTGGTGACCAACGAAAGGTTTGAGAGCGTGTCGTGCTCTCAGACGTGGTTGAATTCTACACCTAACCTAGATATTAGATTGTGTCGCCGCGCATTTTTGACATTTCTGCCTCGTGCGTGGCCGCAAAAGCGGCGAACTCCTTCTGGCTCATGTTCATGACTGCCGCAGCGTCGGTAACCCCGCCGCCGAGTTTGTCGCTGTCCAAGCCGACCTTACCTAGGCTCGCCGGGGTCTTGCCGACGGCCTTGGCGGCGCTTTCGATCGCCCCCTTGCGCCGCTCAGCCGCCACATCGCGCTCGGACACGTTAGGTTTGGTGCTGGTGGCAATCTCCTGGCGGCTGGTGCGTGGCTCCACGATCATCTTGACCGCTTTCTGCAGCGCAGCGGTGGGCGTCAAGCCCTTGAGCTGGTAGGCGTCCTTGAGGTCGACCACCTCAGCCATGATCTCGGTGTCATAGTCATCGTGATCCGGGTTAAGCGTGGGGAAAGCGGACTCGACCCGCTCCAGGGCGGTGTTGTAGCGTGCGCGCTCAGTGGCGCGGACCTCGGCGGCATGAATCTTCATGTCGCTCTTGGCCTCGGCCATGTCGCGCTCAGTGGCGCGAATCTTGGACATGACAGCCACTGCCTTGTCGTTTTCACCGTCACTGAGCAGGTCGGCGTACTCTTTCTCGAGCTTGATGATGCTGTTCTCCGCCGCCGTCAGGTCAGCGTTCATGTCGGCGAGCTGGTTGCCCTGCTGGTATTGGGCCAGCTGACGTTCGAGCGTGGCGCGCTGCTCGCGCTCTTTCTCCAGAATCTCTTTGTGGCGTGCCAGTGGGATGCGGCTGTCCTTCTTGGGGGCCTCGTCCCCGTCCTTGTCCTTGGCGTCGAGCTCGGCTGCCAGCTCCTTGACCTTCGGGTCGTCCTTGACGGCGTCGGGCGAGGTCTCGGGCAGGGTCTCGGGGAACAGGTCGTCGCCGCGGTCAATGGCGACGCCGGTGCCACCCGCGTCGGATTCGGGGGCGTAGAGGCGAAAGAATTTGTTTTTGATCATGGTGCTAGGCTTTCGAGGTTGGTAAACGGGAACGGTTCGCAACTTGGGTCTTGCTGTTGCTCGGGGGTTTTGCAGCGGCCGCGGCAGCATCCTGCACGGCCTTGACGCGCGCGTCCATGCGCTTTTGCGCCATGTCCTGCTGCTTCATCTGGATGTCGGCGTTCATCTGCTCGCGCTTGAGCTGGTGCTCGCGCTCGGCCAGGTCCATCTTGTGCTGGGCGGTCTGCTCGTCCATGCCCATCTTGTGCTCGGCCGCCTGGCCTTTGATCTGAACCTCGGCCATCTTGGCCTGAGCGCCACCGTCGCCCTGCTCGGGCGGGGTGTTGGCCAGCACCTGGGCCTTGACCGCGGTCTCCTGGGTCTTGGCCTTCTTGAGCTCGGCGTCGGCATGCTTCTGAGCTGCTTCGCCCTCGGACTTGCTGACCTCGGCCTGCTGCCCGCGCTGCTGCAGCTCTTTGGCGGCGACCGCCTCGGGGCTGGTCTGGTCGCCCTGCATCTGGCGGATGATGTCTTTTTTGTTCATCAGGCGGCTGGCGTCGATGATCACGCTGTCGGGTATCTGGATGCCCGCTTCGCGCATGGCCATGACCTGCTCGAACTGGCTGTCTTCCAGGGTCTCGCGCTTGGGGACGCTGGAGACCACCACGTCGTACTCGCCCAGCGTCAGGTCGTTGATGATCTCCTGGTAGGGCGTCTCATCGTCCTCGTCGTCCATCTGCTCGCCCTGCCCTTCGGCCTCGTCGCCCTGGGGCTGCGGGGGCAGGTTCGGGTTGGGCTGGTTGATGCCGAAGGTCTCGGCTTCGCCGGTGGCCTGGTCGTGTGTGATGGTCAACAGGCGCGGCTCGGTGTAGAACTCCTGCACCAGGTCGAGCACGTTGCGGGCGATGATGAAGTCGGTGCGGATCAGGTTGTCCAGCGGCTTGACCAGGTTGGTTGACCCTGCCTGGCGCTTGGCCTGGATTGCTTTGGCGGCGACGTCAGCGCGGTCCATGCCCTGCATGCTGTCACTGACGCCGGAGATCGTCTTGATCGACTCCTCAGCCTTATAGCTGATGCGGTCCAGTCCCTGGGGCACCTGGTTGGCGCTGATCTTCTGCACGTCTTTGTCGGCGTCGCCGTTGACCTCGATCACCAGGCCGGTGCGCGCACCGTTCTGCTCCAGCTCGGCCACGGTCATGTTGGCCAGCGCGCCAGCCTTGACCTTGTAGCCCGAGTTGGCTGTGGTGTTGACCACGTGCAGCTCCTGGCTGGTGACTTTGTTGAGCAGCTGCTGCGGGCCGAGCAGGTTCTCCACCAGGCCGATGGTCTTGCCGTAGCGGAAGTGCGGGAAGAACGGCACGATGGTGAAGTGTTTGTAGGGGCTCCAGTCGTCGTGCAGCTCGACGTTGTCGGCGATCACCGTCCACCTGATACGCCGCACCAGCTTGTTCGTGACCTGCAGACCGTATGTCTGAGTGAAGTAGGCGATCTTGTCGCGCCCGAAGTCCTCGGGCACTGGGCGCATGTCACCAGTCTCGGGGTTGACAAAGTGCTTCTGGCGGTCGAGCACGCGGTACTGGCGCTCAATCACGCGGATGTTGCGCATCACGTTGCTGTGGTCATAGCCAGAGTTGTAGCTGGCAGTGCGCGGGTCGCCGAAGCGGTCGCGGTTGAACTGGATGCTGTCGTAGCCGTAGGGGTAGCTGGCGTTGTCGCGGTTGCGCAGCAGCTCGGCGTCGTCCCTGTTGTACATGACGGCGATGTCGTCGGCGGTAAGCCACTTCGTGACGAACACCTCGCTCCAGCTGTCGGGGTCGTAGGCGTCGGCGTCGCTGTCGATCAGTATGTTCTTGCGGTTGACGTTGTCGATCAGCACCTCGCCCTGGGCGGAGTCGTTGAAGCCGAGCCGGATGTCAAGGTAGCCGCGGCCGGAGATGACCCCGTCGGCAAACATGTCCGAGCGCTTCCAGTCGAGCTGGTTGTTGTCGCTGATCTGTTTGAAGACCTTGGTCAGTACGTCAGCGGTCTCAGCTGGCGCCCCCGAGCGGGGCCGGAAGCTGATCTCTGAGCGGTTGTTGATCTGCTCGCCCAGCACATTGCCCACGGTTGAGAGAATCTTGTTGATGGTGAGCACCGGGCGACGCACGGCTTCAAGCTCGTTACGGTCGTTGGCCTCCCACTGGTCGCCAGCGAAGTAGCGCTCGCAAGTGTCGGCTTTTTCAACGTACTTTGTGTGACCGTTGTCACGAACGAAGGCGTACCTGGCCCAAACTTTATAAGCAAGCTCTGAATTAACTGGCATTAGAAGCCTCCGGACGGCGCAGTTCGCCTTAATGAATTTGGTGAGAACTTCTCGGGAAGAGTATGGTCGTCATTCACCCAGTGCTGATGGCGGCCTGAGTCACCGGTGCGGGGGCTGAACCACTCAAACCCCCCGTGGTTCGGGTCGATAACGCCGTGGAGCCCAGACTCGGGATCTACGTACTTCCCGCCAGCCCGGACATGCGCTTCAGCGGCGTCGTTTGTCATGCCGCCGTAAGAGGCGAAGTGTTTATTGGCTATCTCGTGAGCATTGTCATAGGAGTGACCAGCACTCCTAGCCTGCTCATAGACTTCTTCTGAAGTCTTCATACCCTTAAAGTCCGGGTGGGCACGATGGGCGTCCTCCTCAGCTAAGAGCTGGGCGTCCAGACCCCGCTGTTTGTATTCCCTCTCGATATTAAGTGCGTCGAATCTGGGGGATACTGATGTATCCCCATAGATGTGTTCCTCATGGAATGGGTGTGGTACGTCAAGTTCCTTCGACCGAGGGTCGTTATACCAATCACGAATTCTTTGTGCGTTCTCCGGGTGCTGCGCCCACTCAGCCTTGTCTGCCGCAAATGCCTCACTTAGCTTGGGCTCGTACTCTTCCGCCAACCCACGTAATCCAGTTTCGCGTGCAGTCTTCAGTCTATTTATCCCGGCGAAGAACTCCGGATAACCACGTCGGGCCACGGCTCCTGCTGTCGTCTTCAGTGCATCCGCCGCCACGGCCTTCTCTGCTGTCCGCGCTCCGTCGCCCATGAGTGTCCGCAGCACCGGAGGTACTGCTGAAGCAGCAGCAACTGTGGCTGCAGCGCCGCCTGCCTGCTGCAGAAACTGCCGGCGCCCGGCGCTTCCGCCTACGTTCAACAGCGCCTCTGTGCCGGATCTAAGACCTCGCGCACCCATCTTCGCCAGCCCACCTACCTCCGCCATGGGTAGGAAAGCTGCGCTTATCACACCATCTGCGCGCCCCTGTTTAATCTGTGGGAGTCTCACGCCCTGTGGCGGCATCTGGTACGGCGCGTTGCCATAGCTCCATTCGTTAACCTCTTCTGGAGCCTGACCGACCACGGCCTGACCCAATCCACCACCGGCCCACTTGGGCAGTGGTACCACGTCCAGCGTGTCCCGCGCCCAACGCAGACCTTTCGATGCCTGATCGAGGTACGGGTTCTGGGGTGTGGCTTGAATACCCATGACTTACTTCAAGTTCCGCAGCTTGTAGAGGGTCTGAGCTGTCAGCTCTTCGAGTTCAGCCAAGATGTTCTCCAGGGCCTCGCTCTCTTCGCCATGCTCCGCCTGGACCATCTCTAGGTAGTCCTCCAGCACGGTGATGGGGGTGCCAGTTGGCGGGGCCACTGGCGGGAAGCTCTTGATCTGGGCGGTCATGCCCATATAGGTCTCGGCGTAGCGGTCAATCAGCGGCACGAGGCCGCCATAGAACCCGCCAAGGGCGATGTGCTGGGCGTAAGAGCTGCTCGACAGGTGCAGCAGGTGCGCTGCGGTGCGCACGGCGAAGGACTGAGCGATGAAGCTGCGGCAGTTCATTTCAAGCCGCCATGAATGAGGAGCCGCGTGAGCGGCTGGAGAGTTTGTCGCGCCATGATTCGGGCTCCTTATGAGTGATCTTTCTGGGGGCTTGGCGGCCGATGGCCATCTGCACAGCCCAGCTGAGGGAGTCGACGCAGTCGTCGTGGGCCCCGGCCGGGAAGCGCAGCATCTCCAGCCGCGTGGCGTCGTACCACTCGGCTTTCTCGTCAAAAGACACCATGCCCTGCTGCATCCGGCCCTGCAGCGGACGAGCCCGAGCGAGCTTGTCACTGATGGGCTTGAGGACCGTGATGGGCGGGTACATCTTTCGTTCGAGCATTCGTTTCTTTAGTAGCTGTTCGAGAGCACGGTATATCTGCCCGTCCTCAAATCCAAGTTGTTGGCTCGGATTATGCCACTTCTCACTTAGATTCAAGATCGCGTCGCAGATGAAGAACGCGTCCCCGCTCTTAAAGCGCACCTGGTCGGCCATGTGCAGCACGTCATCATCGTCCTGCAGCAGCACGGTGCCGACTGTGTAGTCATTCTGTTTTTTCTCGCTGATAGCGAAGTCCCAAGCGATGAACACGTTGCAGCGGCTGATGTGTGGCAACGACGCGCGCTTGAAGTTCTCCTTGAGGAAGTAGGCCCCGTCATCTGGCACTGGATTCTGCTGGTACAGGGCCGACCAGAACCTGGGGCTGATCGTGCGCTTGATCTGGTTGAGCTTGGCCAGGTCGTAGCGCGCCGGGTGCAGGGCTTCGCCCTTGAGGCGCAGGAGCTCGCCGTGCTCAGGCACGTGCTCGCGGGCGATCAGGTCGGTATCGTAGTCGAGGTACTCGTCGGACTCGGCAATAGCAGGGTACTTGACGACGACGAACTGGTCGGCTTCGGGGTCAGCGGCCATGGCCGCCTGAAGACGCCCTGCAAGGTCGTCATCGTGCCACCAGGTTTGTACTATCAGCACGCCGCCGCCGGGCGCGAGCCGGGTGTAGGCTGTTGAGTCATACCACTCCTTGAGTTTGTCACGGTTGTCTGCGCTGTCAGCCTCTTCGGCATTCTTGATCGGGTCGTCAATGGTGAGCACGTGCGCGCCTTTGCCGGTGATGCCGCCGCCCACGCCCGCTGCCACGTAACCGCCGCTCCTGCCCTGGATGCCCCACTCCTCTGCACCCTGAAAGTCCGGGTTCAGCCGGGTCTCAAACACCGGGGCGTAGGCCGGGTCGCCGATCACCTCCTTCACCTTGCGGCTGAATGACATGGCCAGGCCCACGTTGTATGAGCAGGCGATCACCTCATGGTCGGGGTAGCGGCCCAGGTGCCAGGCCGGGAACATCCGGCTACCCAGCTCCGACTTTCCGCTTCGCGGAGGCATCAGGAGCATGAGGCGGGGTGATTTTTTGGCTGCCACGTCGTCGCTGAACTTTTCCAGGCGCCTGCAGATGTCCTCATGCACCCAGCCCGGCTCATAGAGGGGGTTGATGCGCATGGTGAAGGGCAGAAGACGTCTGCGGGAGAGCAGACGGGAGGCCAGCTCAGCTTGTGCGGGTGTCGGGGTTGGTTTAGTCATTTGAAAAGCCCTCGAGCAGAGGCGCTGAGGCGTCCCCGGAGATAAGTTTGAGCAGCTCGGCGTCGGTCATGCTGTTCATCTGCCCCAAAACGACGTTGCCGGACACATCGACCTTGACCCGGGTCTCCACGGGGGCGTAGTAGCCGCAAATCTTGCCAATTTCCCTCCAACCGGCGACCATCGTGGCCGGTTCGGCCATCAGTTTTGCCATCTCGATGCTTTCAAGCATGCCGTCCATGACCCGCTTGCGCGTCATCTGGTTTTCCTCGATCCATTCGGCCTCGTACTTGTGCTTGAGGGCCAGGATATTGGGCATGCGCACCATTCGGTAGCCTATACCGTCGTCGGAGAAGCCAGCGCGCAGCGTGGCGTTCGGGATTGTGTCGCCCTGCGCCCAGAACTTGACAAACTGGCGCTGCTTTTCAGTGAGCGGCTTGTCGGGGCTGATCTCGCTGGCGCTGGCAGCTGAGGATGTGTTCTTGGTAGCGGCGCGCGCGGCTGTGATATTCGGCGCAGCGGCGGCGCCGCGCTTTTTTCGTGCGCGCGTGATGGGCGTAGGCGCCAGGTTGTGCAGCTTCTGGGCACGTGGGGATGGATTGACTTGGCGCGCTGTCATTTTCGGCATTCTAGCTTAGAGGCCGAATTGCTTGGAAAAATTTTATAAAATTTTTATGGAATCGGCCGCGTGAGTCTCCCTCCGGGTCGCGCTGCGCGCGTACCCGGCTTCGGATTCGCGTTCCCTCCCAGCGTTTAAGGAGGCTCCAAGCCTCCGAACTTCCGAACTTCCAAACTTCCAACGGCCAGCAAGCTGGCCGTAATGCAGGTGCTGCTTGAGCAAGTTCGCTCTTTTTTCACTCTGGAGTTAATCATGGCTACATCCACATCCACATTTGGGCTAACAATCGGCCGAGCCCTCGGCCGCACCGCGGCTACGGCCGTTCATGCAGGGGCCGTTGCGGCCACATATACCGGCAACTTCGGCAAGGACGTTGCCACTGGCAGCGTTGAAGCCTATGCCGAGCACTCGCTGCGCCTAGCGGCGCAGCGCGAGGCAGCCAAGGCTGCCCGCACCTTCGCGCCGATAGCCGCACCGCGGCCTACCCGCTCTATCAAGGTAGCTCGCGCTACTGCGTAACCCCGCCGGCCCCTCGGGGCCGACTTTGTAAAACCCGCGTGTTTATGCACGCATCGTTTGGAGAATATTATGGCCAAGTCTAAAGCCCTCGTGGCTGCTGAACTCAAAGTTGCTGCGCTCGAGGCTCGCCTCGTCATTGCCGCGCAGGTGTACCGCGCTCAGAAAGCGCACATTTGCGAGCTTGAATCAAAGCTCAACACGCGCGGCGTGATCGCCACGCGCCCGGCGGCCGAGCCCGTCGTGTCTCGCTACACCAAGCGTGACGGCTCGGTGTGGGAATGCGTGCGCACAGGCAACCGTGCGGTCTCGCACCAAGTGCTATCAAACTAGGAGCAAAGACCATGATCGAAACTGTTTTGGTCTTTGGTCTGGTCAACATCATCTTCGAGATGGTGTTGCTAAGCATGGCGCCCGTGCGCCTGCGGTTGCGGGTGCTCGGGACCCCATCATTGAGCGCGGCTATGCATCTCGCGATGCTGATAGCCAACCTCTTCGTGCATTGGGGCACTGTTGTAGGGACTATGAGCGCGGTTACCGCGTTTATAGGCTCACTGATGGCCCTAAAGGCCGCTACACGCGTCTTTGGCAAGCTGGTTGATGGTAGGTACTACACCATCGGCTTGGTGCGCTACAGCGCCGAGGAGCTGCGATGAGAGCCATCCTCGAAACCCTCATTCTCTGCGCCATCTTCGCCTTTATTGGCGTGCTCTTGGCGCTTGGCGTCTAACTTGGAGAACAACATGCTTTACAGCACTCGCGTCCCCGGCAAAACCGTTGCCGAGCTCTGCATCAAAGATGGTGCTAAAGAAATAATCATCACATTCGTTGATGGCAGCACCTTTGAAATCAGCATCAACATGGTCAACGAACTCTGGGGAATCTGGCTGCCGCCGGAGCAATCTTCCATCGCTTCGAAGAACATGCTTGTGTGAATACCACGCCCAGCAAGCTGGGCGTACCGCTTGAGCGGTTTGAGCGATTTTGCTTAAGGAGAACCAAATGCCTACATGCACACATTGCGGACGCCAAACATCGTCCCGTGGCCCCTTCGGGGAAGCCCTGCACCCCGAGTGCTGGGAAGAACAGGACGCAGCCATTGCTCGTGTCGAGCGGCGCCTTGCTGAAAAGCACGGCTACGACACGAGCTACTACGCCCGATGCGACCAAACCGCAGAGCGTGACCGCGGGGACGCGCCGCCACCCGCCTGAACTCTTCACCCTTGGTTGTCGCAGCAACCAATATGAAGCGCTCCAGCTTCAATACAACTTAACTTGAAAGGTACGCCATGTCCCCCACCATCACCAGGCTGCCCTATATGGGTATGCACAAAGAGCCCGTTAGGCCTGAACACAGACTTAACTCGAGGTCCATCAACTTCTCGTCCTTACATGAGTACGAAACCGAGCGGGTCGCACAGTGGCTTGGATCAACGGCACTGCGCGACCCATGTCAGGTGCTTATCGCCAAAGTCGAGCACCTCTCTCAAATCCTGGGCTGCTCGGAGGCCGAGGCTGAACGCGTACTCTTCAAGAGACTAGCACCTCAACACGTACACAAAATCGGGCAATAAAACCCCGGCGATTTGCTGCATTGAATGTCAGCGCAATGCAGCAGAACACAAGACTGACATCGGCTACCTTGGGGCGTTGCTTGCCGAACGCAGGTCATAACGACCAGCCCCTACCTTCACGAACCACTGGTGAGTTCGCCGACATCTCGTTAAAAACTCGGCATTCTTAACTACAACTGAAAGTACATCATGGCAGCAGAAAATTTCACGATCCCCGAAAATGGTTCGGTATCATGGACATGGGCAGGAAGAAACTACACTATGTCCTATGACGATTCTAGGCAGCTGGATAGCCTTTATACCGGGGGGCATCCTTCCGGACCGACCCACGAAGAGAAAATAGCCATCATGCATAAGTGTCAATGGGACACCTGCATGGATGATGATATAGGCTGGGTACATTGCCGCAGCCCACGAACCCGCTAACCAGGCTCGGCATTGTCCGGGCTTTTGCACCTGGTGAGTTCACCGACATCTCGTTAAAAACTCGGCATTCTTAACTACAACTGAAAGCACTATCATGGCAACACATACTGTAACCACTTTGTCCGGCAATACCTTCGACCTGCCAAGGTATATCGGTGAAATCCCTCAAGTCGAGCTGGCTGCGGCGCTCATGCAGTCTTTGGCGAAAGCCGCTGACTTCACCATCATCAACGCTGCGAGGGGCTTGTTCAAATCCGTACGCGCTGAAATCTGGGAAAACACCTGTTCACTAGACTCAATGGCTGAACTGAACAGTGCTCTGAACGAGGCGGCCTTCGCCGAAACTTGTTTCCATGAAGCGGGATCAAATAACTCTGGATTTATTGAGACAATCCAATCCCTCTGGCCTCTGCGCCAAGATTGGATTGATCAAGCCAAAGAGTTAACGAGCCTCACTAATGATTGGAATGGCAACCCGCGCACGTTCAGTCCGGTTGACATTGAGGAACAAATCACAGCACCTGTAGTCAATACATCAAAGAAAACGATCGGGCGCATCACACGCCAGGTTGAACGCAAGGCTGTCGACCTCGGCATCGATGAGGAAGACAAGGCACGCGCAATTATCAACCGCATCAAGCGTGAGGCCTTCAACAATGCCGATATGGCCAACGCCATGAAGGAGACATCAAGTGGGGTTCTGCACATGCTGTACGCAGCGGTCAAAGTCAACGCTGACCCGGAAGTAACCGAAACAGTCGGTGAGAATCATAGTAGTGAGGGTGTATGTAATCGCAAGGCTTACAGCGCTGGCAAGCCTGACTTCCATCTGCTGCCGTACAGCCTGCGCACCAAGCTAATCAGCGACATCATCCGCACTTGCGAACTGCAAGCCGAGTGGGCATGCAGGAACAATAGATTAAGCGACGACGAATTCGATACCTTCGATATGTTGTGCAGCAAGACGGTCAAGGTGCTGCGAGGCATCATCAACAGCCCGATGTACAAAACAGCTGCGGCTGTTGCTGAATCATCTGAAGCAATGACCGGCTAAGCACGCACGCGCTCGCACCTTCGGGTGTGAGCGCGCTTCAATCTGCGGGAATTTTATGGGCTAACGAATAATCGTTAATTTCTGTCTGAAACTCTATATAGGAACTTTTATATACCCTCTCTTATTTACTAAACTCAATTTAAGAAGTGTAAGTGTAAAAAGAGAGAGAGTTTCATTGGAGAAAGGGATTTACGCCTTACACCCGCTCTGATCAAAAATGATAGCAGAAAGTGTGTGCCGAAAAAGAACACGTCCGCTGTTACATTTTGAGCCTAGAATTTGCACCTTTCTTCAACTGGATTACGACATGAAGCTGACATTTCTAAACGCCTCGGTGACGCTGACAAAGACCTACACCAAGCTGCCTGACGGCACAATCGAGAAAACCTCGTACCCCAACGTCTGGGAAGTCAGCTCTATTATTGAAGACTGCAAAGACCTCGCGGTGTTCGAGCATCTCATCACCAAGCATGCTGCCTTGGGCAACTGCCTGCTCAAAGGCATGGTCACCCGCAACCTCAACTGCGAATCACGCAAGGACTCAACAGACCGCAACGCAACCACCGAATTCCTCTGCCTCGACATCGACGGCGTCGACAGCTCAACCAGTGTTGAAGCCATCCTGTTCGCTATGGGCCTGGCGAATGTGAGCTACGTGCTCCAATGGTCAGGCTCTATGGGCATCTCGAACACCACACTGCGCTGCCATGTCTTCATCATGTTATCCAAGCCTATCTCTGCACCACTGATCAAACAGTGGCTGATCCAGAAAAACCACGAAGTTCCTGTCCTGGCTGCCCACCAGACACTGACCAAGACTGGCAACGCTTTGAGCTGGGGGCTTGACATCACCGCATGCCAATCTGACAAACTCATCTACATTGCACCCCCGATCCTCAAAGGCATCAAGAACCCACTGGGCAAACT